ACAGTAATGAGCGGAAGGTAAAACGCTGGGTGCGTGAAGCAATCCGAGAAGCCATGGACGGTATGGGACGTACCAATCCGGAACTAAGGGAGGTGTAACGTGGCACTGATCAATGATATTTATATTTTTGTAGAGTCTGAGGATGTGGCGCGGGAAACTTCCATCAGCAGCCATCCGGTAGAGGAGGGGATTGACCTGACTGATCATGTCAGGCAGTCCCCTCTGGTGTTAAGTCTTTCAGGGGAACTAGTTGGAAGTGACTATGAGGACGATA